GTACGATCAAAAGGTTTACAACCTAATACAAGGAGAATATAGTATAACAGAACTATCAAAGAAAACAAACATAACCTATCATTCTCTTTACAACACATTTAGAAAAGTAAAGGATAGACTAAAAGAAAAGATAAATGAAGATTAACGCTGAGTGTATGGGGCGTTTTAATGCCTTTTACACCTTGTTAGGTGTAGTTTAATTTAAAATAATAAGAATGGATTTATTTAATACAGAAAAAGAGTATTTTTTACCTAAAGAATATATAGGTAAAGAAACTAAAAACGGAGGTTTAACAAAAAACAATCCGAGAAAATGGACTAAAAAAGAAATTGAATGGGCTTTAAACCTAAAAGAAAAAGGGTTTAAAAATAAAGATATAGCAAAGTTTTTGTATAGAGATTTGATTAGTGTTTCTATAAAGATGAAAAGACTATCTAAAAAGAACGGTGTTACCTATAACGAGCCACATAGAGAAGATAAGTACCGACACAATGATTTATTTTTAGCAGAGATTAAACCTAAAGTAGTTTTAGACTTGTTTTCGGGTGCTACATCATATTATGACGATAAAGTAGATGTACTTTACACAAATGATATAGATAAAAGGTTTAATACTTACTATTCTGAAAAAGCTGAAAAATTAGTATGTAAATTATATTATGAAAAGGCAAAGTTTGATTTAATAGATATTGATCCGTTTGGCTCTGCTTATGATTGTTTTGATTTGTGTATAAAGATGGCTATAAAAGGATTAATTATAACACTTGGAGAAATAGGACATAAAAGATGGAAAAGGTTAGATTTTGTAAGAACTCATTACGGAATTGAAAGTTTAGAAGATTTTACAAGCAAAAGGATAGTTAATGAAATAATAAAAATAGGTGCAAGAAATAAGAAAAAACTTATACCAATATTTTTAAATGATTATAGAAATATATCAAGAGTTTATTTTAAGATTGAAAAATTAAAAATAACAGAGCAATGGGAGTAATTACACCTAATTGAGAGAGAATGCACTTACAAACCTTTAATTGTTTAGAATAATTGTGTATGGCACGTTTTAATGTGTTATACACTTAGTTAAAATGAATATTAACTTTTAAATATATGAAACTAGGAGACTTAATAGAACGCATCACATACTATACTGGTATTAAATGGTTATGGAAGAAACTCTATCCAGATTGCAGGTGTAAAGAAAGACAAGAAAACTTAAACGATATAGAACTATGGTAAACTTTAAAGAACTAGAAGAAGAAGGCTATTTTATTACAATAGATAAAAGGTCTAAAGAATACAAAGAGTATAAGAAATGGAAAGCAAAAGACTCAGAAGATACAATCATCTGGAGAGCAGTCAATGAAAGACTATCCTCTACAATGTCAAGAGCTGACTTTAAAATAATGTGTGAGCTTCATGCAAAACACTTTAACCACAAGTATAAAGAGATTTGTACTTGTAGCAAGAGTACAATAAGAGAATGGATTAGTGAACTAAATAATAAACTTTTGTGAGACTAACTCGCTATGAAATAAAAATAGGGTTTTTCAAAGGGTTGCTAATAGGAATTAGACACTACCCTTTTTATGATAATAATATTTATGAAGAAGATATAGTTATCTACTTAGGAATAACACAAATAATAATTACAAGAATATATGAATACTAGAGAGAAATTTGCAGAACTTGAAGAAGAACAAGATAGTATTGTTCAATCAGTTGTAAGCTCTTTTAAGCAACGTTCTAATGTTGGTATAAGGAAATACAACAAGACAATGGATAGAAATGATTTAAGCACTTTGGAATGGCTACAACATCTACAAGAGGAGCTTATGGATGCTACATTGTATTTAGAAAAACTAAAAAAAGAATTATGAAAAATAAAAAGTTTACAATTAACGAGAGAATAACTTTAGTAGAACGTATGGTTTTTAAATTAGCTCACGAAGTACAAGCAATTGTACAAGCTATAAATATGACTGCTGAAAAAAAAAGTGATGATTTAAAATAAAAAAGGCTTCTTATTTCATTATATAAATAGAGATTATTAATAATTTTATTTAATTATGGATAGGAGAAAGAATAACGGAGGTCATAAATCAGCTGGTAGAAAGTCTAAAGCAGAAGAAGTGCAAATGATTGAGAGGCTTACTCCATTAGAACCTAAAGCATTTGAAGCATTAAAAGAAGGTATAGACAAAGGAGACTTTAAATATGTACAGATGTTTTATCATTACTATGCTGGTAAACCAAAAGAAACAAAAGATATAACCATAAGCTCAGAACAACCTTTATTTGATTTGTAGATGTTTCAAACAACTACTGCTATAAGGAAGTTGCATTCTCTAACAAAGAGAAAGAAAATTATTCAGGGAGGAACTTCCGCAGGAAAAACTTTTGGAATACTTCCTATCTTAATAGATAGATGTATAAGAACACCTAACCTTGAAACAAGTGTAGTATCTGAATCAATACCACATTTAAGAAGAGGTTGTATAAGAGACTTCTTAAAGATTATGCTTTTAACTAATAGGTTTAGAGATAGTCAATGGAATAGATCGTCTTTAACTTATACGTTTACAAATGGCTCTTATATTGAGTTCTTCTCAGTAGAGCAACCAGATAAACTAAGAGGAGCAAGAAGGAATGTATTGTATGTCAATGAAGCAAACAATGTACCCTTTGAAGCATACAACCAATTAGCAATAAGAACCTCTGGAGATATATGGATTGACTTTAACCCAACTGCTAATTTTTGGGCGCATAAAGAGATAGCTGGAAAAGAAGATGCAGACTTTATAACTCTTACCTACTTAGATAATGAAGCTCTACCTGATACAATAGTACAAGAGATAGAAGCTGCAAAAGAGAAAGCAAAAAACTCTACTTATTGGAGTAATTGGTGGAAGGTGTATGGTCTTGGTCAGATAGGTTCTTTAGATGGTGTATGTATTACAGACTGGAAAGAGATAAAAGAACTACCAGAAGAAGCAAGGTTATTATGTGGAGGTATGGACTTTGGCTATCAAAATGATCCAAGCACGTATATCAGATTATATAAATACAACGATGCATATATCTTTGATGAGGTATTCTACCAAAAGAAACTTCTTAATACAGATATCTCAAATCTATTAAAGCAGCACAATGTAACAGAGGTTGTCTATGCAGATTCAGCAGAACCTAAATCAATTGCTGAACTAAGAACATACAAGCATAAAGTGTTACCATGTACTAAAGGTAAAGACTCAATTGTATATGGTATAAACTTAATCAACCAAAACAAAATCTTTGTAACCAGCAGAAGCAAGAACTTAATTAAAGAGTTGCAGTCTTATACTTGGATGAAAGACAGAGAGGGGAATACTATTAATAAACCTATTGATGCTTTTAACCATTGTGTAGATGCAGCACGTTACGCAATCTCTTCTCAGCTAAAGAATCCAAACAAGGGTAAATACTTTATAAGGTAATGAGTAATGAGCAAATGATAGCAATTGTTCAGTGCTTTATACACCATAGAACAAACAAACAAGTGAGGATATCTCTACCAAGTAAACCTCAACATTTTTTATTACTTACAAAGGCTTATGAAAATAGTTTGCCTTATTTCATAAAATAGGTCTCTTTTTTCATTATATATATATGAAGATAGAAATAAACGTACCTACATCACTAAGTGAGATTACATTAAGACAATACCAAAAGTTCTTAAAGATAGCAGAAGAGAATCCAGAGGGTAATTTCTTGGATGCTAAAATGATAGAGATATTCTGTGGAATACCTTTATCAGATAGCTACAAATTAAAGATGTCTAGTGTTACTGCAATTATAGATATACTTACTGATATGCTAGAAGTAAGACCTAATCACGTTGAGAGATTTAAACTCAATGGTGTTGAGTATGGTTTTATACCAGACCTAGATGAAATGTCTTTAGGAGAATATATAGACTTGGATAACAATGCTTCTAAATGGGAGAATATGCACATAGCTATGAACGTATTGTACAGACCAGTTGTAACAAGTAAAGTAGGTAAATACAACATAGAAGAATACACAATAAGCAATCCAGAGAAGATGTTAGATATGCCATTAGATGCTGCATTAGGATCTTTATTTTTTTTTTATCATCTCGGAATAGAATTATCGAAGCATACGATTCTCTCTTCCAATCTGGAGGAAATGGAGGGTTTTCAAGAGCAGCTAATTTCTCTGCAAAATGGGGTTGGTATCAATCAATTTATGGTCTCGCTGGAGGAGATGTTACAAGGTTTGAAGATATCACTAAATTAAATATACATCAATGCTTTACAATGTTATCATTCATGAAAGAGAAAGCAGAGCTGGAAGCACAACAAATAAAAAGTAAGTTTTAAATGAAAGGATTTTATCAAGTAACCGAAACCATAAAGAATCAATTACTATCAGATGTAAATGTAAACACAGTAACAACTGGAGACATTACAAATATTGATTTATCAAAGCAGACTATATTTCCTTTATCACATATTATGATTGATTCAGTTACTATTAGAGATAATACTTTAGATTTTAGTTTATCTATTCTAGCTATAGATTTGGTTGATGTTTCAAAAGAACCAGTTGTAGATGTGTTTATAGGTAACAATAATGAGCAAGATATATTAAATACACAATTAGCAGTACTTAATAAACTAGCACAAGTTTTAGGAAGAGGGCAGTTGTATCAAGACTTATATCAATTAGAAGGAGACCCAGTACTAAGTCCTAAATTTGACTATATAGAAAACCAACTTGCTGGTTGGGAAATGACATTGCAAATCTCAATAAACAATGACATTAGCATATGTTAAACAATGTTAAAAACGAGCTTAGTCTTTTTTCAAAGTATGTCATTCAACAATCAAGAATGAATCTAACAAAGGGAAAAAAGAACGTATCAAAAGAGCTTTATAATAGTTTGGATTATGATTTGAATGTTAGTCCAAACAGTTTCTCTCTTAGCTTCTTAATGGAGGAATATGGTATGTTTCAAGACAAGGGTGTTAAGGGTAAGAATTCAAGTGCTAAAGCACCAAACTCTCCTTATAAGTTTGGAAGTGGTACTGGTAGAAAAGGGGGTTTAACAGAGTCTATTAATAAATGGGTAAGAGCAAGAAGATTTCAATTTAGAGATAAAAAGAGTGGTAGGTTTATGAGTTATGATTCAACTGCTTTTTTAATTTCAAGAAGCATTTATAATAAAGGAATAGAGGCAAGTCTATTTTTTACCAAACCATTTGAAAGAGCATTTAAGAGATTAGACAAAGACATAATAGAAGCATACAAATTAGATGTTGAAGAACTACTAAAATTTACAACCAATGGCAATAATTAATACAAGAAGCCCACATTTTTTATCTGTATCAGATGCTGACTTAGCAACTGCAACTTTAGATATTGAGATTTATACTGGAGATGAAACAACTGGTTATAGTGGTACACCTCAATACAACCTTAGTAAAAAGATAATACTAAACACAACTAAAATATCTTTTGAAATATCAGAGCTTATAAGAGACTATTTAGATATAACTTTTGAAGGAGATTATGATGCTTCTGCTGAACAATCTTGTAAATGGGTAAGAACAATACTTACTGCACTTGATGGTAATGGTGTACAATTATCACAAACAATAAGCACAGATTTAGCCTTTGAGAGTTATGGCTATTTTGAAGATGGTTCAAATTATTCTTTTGAATATGAAGGCTTATTAATGAGTAATAGTGAAATGTTTATAAAGTCTGGAGATGAGATAAAAATACCAGTACAAACAGATAGAAGTGTAACTGCTAAATTTTATGATTCAGATAATGGTCTTTTAGATTCTGAAACATTTTCTTTATCAGACCAATCACAAGACAAAGTAGTTTATACATCTTATACAGATAACCAAGCAGTAAAGGCAACCATTCAATATACTGGAGATGCTGGTTCTGAAACTTCAACTATAAAAATATCACAATTAAGCGAGTGTAAATTCACACCTTATAAGACAACATTTATAAATAAGTTTGGAGTGTTGCAAGACTTATACTTCTTTAAAAAGTCAGTAGAGAAAATGACTACTAAAAGAGAAAGCTACAAAGCAAATATTTTATCATCAAGCAATACTTACAATACCTACAATCACACAAAAAGAGATTTCAATATCGTAGCAAGCGAATCTATTTCTTTAAGTAGTGGTTTTGTAAATGAATCTTACAACGAGGTGTTTAAGCAGATGATGTTGTCAGAGAAGGTATGGATCACAAACCCAAACAATCAAGTATATCCTATCAATATAAAGACAAGCAACATCACATACAAAACAAGTGTAAATGATAGGTTAGTAGAATACACAATAGAGTTTGACAATTCATACAATGTTTTAAATGACATAAGGTAAATGCAAAAAATACAACTATACATAGAAGGTCAGAGAGTAGATTTATTTGATGATGAAAGTGTTGTACTAACACAAACAATCCAGAACGTAAAAGACGTTCAGAAAGTGTTTACAGACTATTCAAAGACATTCACATTACCAGCAACAAAAGAAAATAATAAAATATTTAAACACTATTACAACAATAGTATTACAAATGGTTTTGATGGTAGAAGTAGAGTAAGTGCAACCTTAGAATTAAATTATTTAAAGTTTAGAAAAGGAAAAATAAAACTTGAAGGTGTTGATTTAAAAAACAATGTACCATCATCTTACAAAGTAAGATTTACTGGAAATACAGTTACATTAAAAGACTTGCTAGGAGAAGATAAACTAGGAGCTTTAACTGGCTTAAATTCAAACACCTTAGTTTACAATGCTGCAAATGTAAAAACTAAGTTAAAAGCAAACCCAGCAACAAACGATGTTGTAGTTCCTTTAATAACACATACACAAAGGTTAATTTATAATAGCTTAACATCGAATAATGACAAAGGGAATTTACATTATGATAGTAGCAATGTACATGGTGTTTCTTGGGATGACTTAAAATATGCAATAAGAGTAGATACTATTATACAAGCAATAGAAACAAAATACGGAATAACATTTAGCAATGATTTCTTCAATAGCTCAAATGCACCTTACTACAATTTGTTTATGTGGCTACACAGAAAAAAAGGTTATGTAGAATCTCCAACTGCAACAGAGGTAGAATCTTTGGTTAATACTTGGACTGCTACAAGTGTAGGCTCAACCATAACATCAATGTCAAACACATCAACTTTATTTGTTGGTGGTACTCCAAGCAGATACACTAAGCTAGATTTAAAACTAAGAACAACAAGTAGTTTTTCTTATAGTGCTTCTGTACAATTAAACGGAACAGAGATTTACAATAGTGGAAGTGTAACTGGAGACTTAGATATAACAAAAGATGATATAGGAACATCACAAGGTACTTATAATGTTATTATACAATCAGCTCAAAATGTTACATTCTCAGAGGTTACTTGGGATATTGGATATAGGCTTTTAGCTGGTTTAGAAACATTTAATACTTATACATCTGCTGCATTTTCTCACACAAATGCGTTTGATTTTATTATAACACAACAGATACCAGAGATAAAATGTATTGATTTCTTAACTGGTATTTTTAAAATGTTTAATCTAACATCTTATGTTGATAATGATACAGATAATGTTATTGTAAAAACTTTAGATAGCTATTATGCTGGAGGTACTTCTTATGACATAACAGAATTTGTAGATAGGGATAAAAGCTCTGTTAATGTTGCGTTACCATTTAAAGAAATAACCTTTGAACACGGAGATACAAAAACACTTTTAGCCAATACACATTCACAACTATTTAATAAAACTTGGGGCAAGACAGAGTATAAAAATGGAGAAAAATTAGATGGTAAAATATACAAAGTAAAAACACCTTTCTCACAATTAAAATATGAACGATTACCTGATTCAAACAATAGCAATGCAACATCTATTCAGTATGGGTTTTTTGTAGATGACAATCAAGATCCTTACTATGGTAAACCTTTATTGTTTTATCCAATTTTAAATAGTGGTAATAGCATATCTTTTTTAGATACTACAAGCAGTAATTCAGAAATAGCACAATATAATATACCATCAAATAGTGTTGCATTAGCATCATCAACAAGCAAGTATAATATCAATTTCAATAATGAGATAAACGAATATACTGCTGACAATACATTTACAGATACTTTATTTCAAGCATACCATAAAGATTACATATCTGATGTATTTGATGTAACAAACAGACTAACAAAAGTAACTGCATATTTACCTCTAAGAATCTTGCTTAATTATACACTAGCAGATAGGTTTAATATTAGTGGTTCTACTTACAAGATTAATAGCATTAAGACAAATATGCTAACTGGTAAATCTGACTTAGAGTTGTTGAACGATATTTATACACCTCCAGCTCCAGCAATTCCTCCAGATACAACTGCACCAACTGCACCAGTTGTTTACACACCAAGTACAATAATAGGTACAACACAAGTTTATTTCTGTTGGGCTGCTTCAAGTGATGGTACTGGTGTAGGTGTAAAAAGTTACTCAGTAACACAAGATGGAGTGCTTATACAGAGAGTTACTGCAACACCCTTACAAGACTTTTATTGTGTTACCGTAACTGGATTAGCAAGTGGTACATCTTATACGTTTGGAATAACTGCAACAGACTTTAATAGTAATGTATCATCAATAACTAATTACACAATAACAACGTCATGATAAAAGAGATATTAGAGTTACTAAAAGATACAGATTGCAAGTCTGAGATAGTACAAATAGCAAAAGGAAAAAATAAGTTTCCAGATAGTTTTAAAGAATTAATAAAAAGAGAATGGAAAAAGTAGTAGTTGAATTAGAAGCTAAAACTGGTAAAGCAGAAGCAAGTTTACAAGATGTTGTAAATGCAATACAAGACATTAATAAAGCAACCACAGAATCAAATAAAGATACTGCTAAGTCTTTAAAAGAAGTAGAGAAGTCTTCTAGCAAAGCAGCTAAAGGCATAAAGGGTATTGGAAATGCTATAAAGGCTGCTGGTATTGGATTAGCAATTGCTGCATTAACGACATTAAAAGAAGTATTTACATCTAATCAAAAAGTAGCAGATTTATTTTCAACTGCATTTGAAACGGTGTCTTTAGTGTTTAGTAGTTTTGTAGAAACAATAGTTGATGTTGTTGAAAATGTTAATGAAGCTACTGGTGGTTTTGATGCATTAAAAAAAGTAGTAGGTGGACTTTTAACCATTGCTATTTCTCCTTTAAAGTTTGCATTTTTTGGAATTAAATTAGGTTTACAAGAAGCACAACTAGCTTGGGAACAATCATTTTTTGGGGATAAAGATCCAACAACAATTAAAGAACTAAATTCTGCAATAAAAGAAACTAGGAATGATTTAGCTGATGTAGCTACTGAAGCAGTAGATGCTGGTAAACAAGTTGCTAATAATTTTGTAGAAGCAGTTGGAGAGGTTAATACATTGGTAACGGAATCCGTTCAGGGTGTATCTAAAATAAGTGTAAGTGCTGCATATGAAGCAGCGAAAGCCAATGTAGAACTTGCAAACTCTGCTGAATTAGCATCAGTAAAAAATCAAGGATTAATTGAAAAGTACGACAGACAAGCAGAGCAACAAAGACAAATACGAGACGATGAAAGCAAGAGTATTGAAGAAAGAATAAAAGCTAATGATGAACTTGCTAAAATACTAGACAAGCAAGAAGAAGCAATGCTTAAAAATGCTGACATTGCTGTTGCATCTGCTAAAGCAGAGTTAGATAAAAATAAAGAAAATATACAATTACAAAAAGCATATGAAGAAGCACTTAATGAAAGAGCTGGTATTGAAGCACAAATAACTGGGTTTAGAAGTGAGCAACAAACAAACACAAATTCTTTATTAAGAGAGCAGAAAGAAATAATGAATGAGATTGCTCTTTTTGGTAAATCTGAAAGAGACAGAGAAAGGCTAGAGCTAGAACAACAATATGAAGCAAACAAACTTTTAATAGAAAAAGAAATTACAGATGATGCAGAAAAAAAAGAAAGATTACTTGCAGCAGAAACAGATTACAAAACAAAGTTAAAAGAATTAAACGATGGGTTTGATACTGTGGATTTAGAAGCAAAACAATTAAAAGCAGATAAAGAAGCTGAGATAGAGCAACAAAAAATAGCTATAAAACAAAACACTTTAGATAATATTGTTTCTATTGCTAATGCAGAATCAGCAGTTGGTAAAGCAGCATTAATTGCTAAGCAACTTTTGATGGCAAAAGAGTTAATATTGGAGATAAAGAAAACAATTACATTTTCAACACAAGCAGCAGCAAGGTCAACCGTTGCAATGGCAGAAGGTTCAGCACAAACTGCTAAAATTGGATTTCCTCAAAATATACCTATGTTAATTGGTTATGCTGCACAAGCTGCTGGTATTTTCTCTGCTATAAGGTCAGCAGTAAAAAGCTCTAAGGCTGGTGCATCAATCCCAAATATTACACCACCATCAACACCATCTATACCAACTGGAGCATCTACACCACCATTATTTAATGTAGTTGGTGCAAGTGATACAAACCAATTAGCATCTGCTATTGGAGGGCAATCTCAACAACCAGTACAAGCATACGTTGTTGCAAACGATGTAACAACTGCACAGAGTATGGATAGAAATATTGTAAATGATGCAAGTTTAGGAGATTAAAAATGCAAAAAGTATTGATTATTTCATTATATATACATGAGACTGATTGAATTAATTTTAGATGATGATGAGGCAATAGGTGTTTCTGCAATTAGCGTAGTAGCCAATGGTGCTATTGAGTCAGATTTTATTGCTTTAAACACCCAAGAAATAAAACTTGCTGAGATAAACAAAGAGAAACGTTTATTGATGGGGGCTTTACTTATACCAAAGAAACCTATTTACAGAAAGTCTGGAGAAGATGAGTACTACATATTCTTTTCTGAAAAGACAATTGCAAAAGCATCTCAATTATATCTACAAAACGGAAACCAATCCGAAGCAACACTAGAACACAAAGACCAATTAAAAGATTTAACACTTGTAGAATCTTGGATTGTAGAAGACAAACAAAAAGACAAGACTGCTTTATATGGTTTAGATGTACCAGTAGGTACTTGGATGGGTTCTGTAAAAGTAGAGAACGAAGATGTATGGAATGATTATGTAAAGACTGGTAAAGTAAAAGGTTTTAGTATAGAAGGATATTTCGCTAATCGATTAGAATCAAAACCAAAAGCAGAATTATCAGCAGACGAAAAGAAATTAGCAGAACTTAAAAAACTTTTATCCTAATGAGAGCAGTTTATTGTAAATGTAAAAATACTTATTCAATAGAATGTAAGGATAATAATAATAAAATTTGTAATGCTCCAGAGTATTGGAAGCAAGGCATCGGTAGGATAAGTGCAATACCAGCAACACCAAGTGATATTTTTGGTTTAACATTTGACACAACATTTAATTAAAAATTATGAGCATAAAAAGCGAAGCAATAATAATAAGAGATGAAACAACAACTGGAGCAAACACTGCTGCTAGAGTTGGAGGAAACCTTGTATCTATTGCAGATGATTTAATATCAAAACAAACTGAGATAGATTTAAATAGTGCTAAAGTTGGTATTACAACGCAACAAGCAACAGACATTACTACAAATACTGCTAAAGTTGGTATTACAACGCAACAAGCAACAGACATTACTACAAATACTGCTAAAGTTGGTATTACAACGCAACAAGCAACAGACATTACTACAAATACTGCTAAAGTTTCTTTTGATAGTGCTTCAAGTACAAAGCTAGGAGGAATTGAAACTAGTGCAGAAGTTAATACTATTAACTCAACAACTACATCAGAACCAACTGGAAGCGATTTAGTTTACAATGTTGTTAGTTTGACACAAGCAGAATATGATGCTGGAAGTCCAGTAGCAACAACATTTTACTTAATAGTCGGATAATATGGCTATAAAGTTAGGAAGTGCTAGTATTTCAAAATTATACTTAGGAAGCAATGAAATATCAAAAGCCTATTTAGGTGCTAATGAAGTTTTTTCAAGTGGAGATACTACAACTTTTATTACAACTTGGAGAACAACAACAAGTAATGAATCTATAACTATTCCTACATTTGGAATTGGATATAATTACGATTTAACTACATCTGATGGTCAAGAATTTACTGGATTAATTGGAGCTAAGACAATAACATTTGCTGCATCAGGAGACTATGATGTGTCAATAAGTGGAGTATTTCCTAGAATTTACATTAATAATAACGTTACAAATAAGGTTAAATTAATTGATATCAAACAATGGGGTAATATTGCTTGGTCAAGTTTTAGAAATGCTTTTTATGGATGCTCAAACTTAACTGGTTCGTTCACGGATGCTCCAAACCTTACAAATGTTACTGATTTAGAACGAGCTTTTTATGGATGTTCATCTTTTAATCAAAACATAGGTAGTTGGGACGTTAGTGGTGTTACTAATATGAATAGAACATTTTTTCAAGCATTTGTTTTTAATCAACCCATTGGAAATTGGGATGTTTCAAATGTTACAAATATGAATAGAATGCTTTTTCAAAACACTAATTTTAATCAATCTTTAAATTGGGATGTTAGTAGCGCAACAGATATGTCTGTATTATTAAGTGGAGCAACTTTATCAACTGCTAATTACGATGCTACATTGATAAATTTAGAAAGTAAATTACAAGCAACATATCCAAATGGAAGTGGATATACAGCTAGTATTTCAACTAGTTTTGGAAGTTCAAAATACACAAGTGGGGGAACTGCTGCTGCTGCTAGGGCATCATTAGTAAGTAATTTTGGATGGTCAATAGTTGACGGAGGTGCTGCTTAAATAAATAAATAAATATGATTGAATTAAAAAATACAAGTATTTGCTACCCAACCAATGAAACTTGGTTTATATGCTGGGATAATACTAGAACAGAAATAAAAGCATTTGGCTCTATTTTAACAGACCAATGTCTAGAAACTCCTTGGATTGAAATAGACTATTACGACAATGAAGAACAATGGGCAGAAATACTAATTAAAAATGAAATAAATCCATTTTAATAAAAACGAAAATGCAAAATAATAACTAATTTTTATTATATATACATGAACACACAGAACAGAGTTTTTAAAAAACTAGCACAAGCAGAGAAAGTGGAGTTGTCTGCACAGAAAGTTGAGTTGGCTAATCTTAATCAATTAAAAGCTGGTATTAAAAAAGTTGAAAAAGATTTAAAGGCTGGTCAAAAATATGAAAATCAGTATAAAAAACTTACTGGAGAAGCAGACGATTTAGCAAGAAAATTCTTATCACTTTCAAGTGATGGTAAAATGGGAATTCCTTTATCTGTAAATTTATTTACTATGATAAAGGATATTAAAGCTGCTGGTAAAGAATTAGGAGTTGATATGTCCAGTAACTCAGATGTAAAATTTGCTGAAACTGTTATGAATGCTTGGGCAGACTGGAAAAATGATGTGCAAAAAATGTCAGATAAAGCATCTGCAATGGCTAAAAAATTAAGTTAACTAAATATATGAACACAGACAGAACATTACTAAACAAAGCAAGAGTTTTACTAGGTATAGAAGTAAAGCTAGAGCAAATGACACTAGACAATGGTGCAGTCTTAGAAGCTGAAGTATTTGAAGCTGGTGCAGAAATTTTCGTTGTTGCAGACGAGGATCGTGTACCAGTACCAGTTGGAGAATACGAAGCAGAAGGCAAAACTATTGTAGTATCAGAAGAAGGAGTAATTGGAGAAATCAAAGAAGCAAGTGCAGAAGAAGAAGCACCAGCAGAGGAAGCTCCAGTTGCAGAAGAAGAGTTAGCAACGGAAGAAGCTACTCCTAAAAAAATAGTTAAATCAATATCAGAAGAAATGTTCTTCTCAGAAATTGAAAAACTAAGAACCGAGATCAACGAACTAAAACTTTCTAAAACAGAAGTTGTTGCAGAAGAAGTAGTAGTTGAAGAAGAAAAAGTAGAGTTATCAGAAGTAGAAGGTATAACACACACACCAGAAAATACATCTGATAAAAAAGAAACAAATCTTTATTCTCAAAGAGGGAATAAAAACACAACAATAAATAGAATTTTTAACGCAATAAATAAATAAATAATGGCTACAACAACAAGTATTACTTCCACTTATGCTGGAGAATTTGCTGGAAAATACGTTTCAGCAGCTCTATTAAGTGGTAACACAATCGCAAATGGTTTAATCGAAGTAAAACCAAATGTAAAATTTAAAGAAGTATTAAAAGTGGTATCAATTGATGGTATTACTGCAAATGCTACTTGTGATTTCTCTGATACATCAACTGTAACGTTGACTGAAAGAGTAATCGAACCAAAACAACTTCAAGTAAATCTTGAATTATGTGTAAACAATTTCCGTTCTGATTGGGAAGCTGAATCTATGGGTTTCAGTTCTCATGATAACTTACCTAAAACTTTCTCTGATTACTTTATCGGAAGAATCTCTCAGAAGGTAGCACAAAAAACAGAGCAAGATATCTGGAGTGGAACTGATGGAGCTGGTTCTTTTGATGGTTTTGTAACTTTATTAGCTGCTGACTCTGCACATACTGGAGCTAAAAAGATTACTGGACAAGCAGTAACTGCTGCAAATGTAGTAGCTGAGTTAGGAAGTATTGTAGATGCTATTCCAAGTTCTTTATATGGTAACGATGAGTTATTCGTTTATGTTTCTCAGAACATCTTCAGAGCATACAAGAGAGCTTTAGGTGGTTTCCAAGCAAACGGACAAGGAGCTGCTGGTGTAAACGCACTAGGTAACAACCAAGACATCGACATCCAATATTTTGATGGTGTAAAAATTGTTGCTTGTAACGGATTAGCTGACAACAAAGCAATCGCTACTTTGAAATCAAACTTATACTTTGGAACTGGACTTTTATCAGACCACAACGAAGTAAAAGTATTAGATATGTCAGATTTAGACGGAAGTTCTAATGTACGTTTTATCATGAAATATTCAGCAGCAGTACAATACTCTATTGTTGGAGATATAATTTCTTACGGATTAGGATTGTAAGATAATCTAATAAATAATTATAAAGGGTAGGTAGTTCATCTACTTACCCTTTTTTTAATAACTAAAAAAATATAACACAATGGCTTGTTTACTTACATCTGGTAGAGCTTTACCTTGTAAAAGTAGTGTTGGTGGCTTAAAGGCAGTATATTTCGCAGACTATGGTACTTTAGGTGCTACAACTATAGCATCTGGAGAAATTACTGCATTTGCTGGTACTCCAGACTTCTTTAAATTTGATATCAAAGGTAATTCTTCATTAGAAACCACAATTAATAGTTCAAGAGAAAACGGAACTACATTTTACACACAAACTTTAAATTTAACATTACCAGTTTTAGATAAAGCTACACAAGAAGAAATTAAAATATTAGCTACTGCACGTCCTCACGTTGCAATAGAAGATTATAATGGTAATTTCTTTTTAGTAGGTTTAGAACACGGAGCAGAGGTAACTGGAGGTACAATTGTATCTGGATCTGGAATGTCAGAATTAAGTGGATTTACTTTAACGTTAGAAGGTCAAGAAACCGACGCAGCATATTTTGTAACACCGGCCGTAATAACTGCTGATACAAGTGCAACGCAAATAGATCCAAACGCATAGTTTTTTTGATTTTTGATTTGATTTTAGGGCATTCTTTCGGGGATGCTCTTTTTTTTTATACAAATTAATAAAAAGGGTTAAAAATTTCATTATATATAAGATGAAACACTTAATACCATCTACAAACTCACAAACGATAAAAATTATACCAAGAGTATATGATACATCTGTAACAATTAAGTTAAGAGATGATAGCACTAACTCAGAGGTAGAGATAACACCTACTGCAATTGTAAACAAAAACTACTTAGAGCTTTCTAGTGTGTTTACATTAATAGAGGGTAGATTTTATGATTTAAAAGTATATAACGGACAAGACATCATTTATAGAGACAAGATTTTTTGTACTAGCCAATCAACTAACCAATCAAACAACGAACATTACTCGGTAAATAAAAACGAGTATGTACAAGAAGATGGTGGTAATAATGATTTTATAATATTATGAGAAAAAACATAAGAAAAACAAAACCAACTATAAATAACAAAAGCAAATCATCTGTTTCTTTTGTTAATTTATCTTCTTACACCTCTCCAGAGATTGTAGAGAATAAAAACAAAGAGTGGATTGAGTTTGGTGCAGACAATGACTATTTTAAATTTTTAATTGATAGATACAACGGAAGTCCTACAAACAATGCTTGTATAAACTCTATCTCTCAGCTAATATTTGGTAAAGGCTTAGATGCTACTGATAGTGCAAGGAGACCAGAGCAATATGCAAGAATGATATCTCTATTTAAAAAAGACGATGTTAGAAGGTTTGCTTATGATTTAAAACTTACTGGTCAATGTGCTATGCAAGTAATTTACTCAAAAGATAAAAAGAATATTGAGAAAGTAGAGCATTTACCTATTGAGACTTTAAGAGCTGAGAAATGTGGAGAAAAAGACAAAAAAGTACAAGCATATTACTATCATGCAGATTGGGTAAATATAAAGCCAAGTGATAAACCTTTAAGAATACCAGCTTTTGGTGTTTCAGATACACCTAAACCTATTGAGATACTATATGTTAAACCCTATGTAGCTGGAATGTATTATTATTCTACACCAGACTATCAAGGAGGGTTGCAATATTCAGAGTTAGAAGAAGAAATATCAAATCTGCATCTTAATAATGTCATTCAAGGTATGCAGCCTAGTATGTTAATCTCAATGAATAATGGAGTACCTGATGAAGAACAACAAAGGTTAGTTGAAAATAAGATAAAAGCTAAGTTTAGTGGATCGTCTAATGCTGGTAAATTCATACTTGCTTTTAACGATGATAAAGAAAGTGCTGCAACAATTGAAGCAGTACAATTATCAGATGCACACAACCAATACCAATTTTTAAGTGATGAGGCACAGAAAAAAATAATGGTGGCTCATAGGATTGTATCTCCTATGCTTTTAGGTATTAAAGATTCTACTGGATTTGGTAATAATGCAGAAGAATTGGAGACTGCCTCTATTTTAATGCAAAATTCAGTCATTGCACCATTTCAAGAGCTTTTAACAGATGCTTTTGACAAGATACTTGCTTTCAATAACATTAGCTTAAACCTTTATTTTAAAACCTTACAACCTCTACAATTTATTGATTTAGAGAATGTACAAGACGAAGAAACTAGAGAAATAGAGACTGGTGTAAAGATGTCAAAAGTATTCTCTGATTTAGAACAACTAGGGGAGGATGAAGATTTAGAGAATTGGGAATTGATTGACGAAAGAAAGGTAGACTATGATGCAGAAGATGAATTAAATGAGGAACTAAATAAGTTAAACAATCCTAAACAATCTACATTGTCAAAGATGTACAATTTTGTTACTACTGGAACTGCTAGACCTAATGCAAAGAGTAAGCAAGACGGAGAAAATGAAGAAGGTGTGCAATTTAGGGTACGATATCAATACGCACCATTAAGTTATAGTGCAAATAGTAGAGATTTTTGCAAGAAAATGGTAAATGCTGCTAAGATATACAGAAAAGAAGATATAGATAGAATGAGTACAATGCCAGTTAATAAGGGTTGGGGATTAAACGGAGCTGATACTTATGATATATGGTTGTATAAAGGAGGTGGAGATTGCCATCATTTTTGGATGAGAAAGACTTACAAAGCAAAGAAAAAAGGAATTAAACCAAGTGTTGGTAACCCTAATGCTGAGGTTAGTGTAAATAAGGCTAAAAAAGAAGGGTTTAAACCAGAGGTAAATGCAAAAGAAGTAGCAAAAAGACCTACTGATATGCCAAATAACGGATTTGTAAATAAAAGATAACTATGGCAACTGCATTATTTATAAGTAGAACGGATTTAGTAAAGAATAGCATTATAGATGGTAATACCGATAGTGACCTTTTTCTACAATATGTGAAAATTTCACAAGAAATACATATTAGAAACTATTTAGGAGGTAAATTATATGATAAAATCTCTGATGAAATAGTAGCTGGAACTTTATCTGGTAACTATTTAACATTGGTAACTGAGTATGTACAACCGATGTTGATCCATTATGCAATGGTTGATTATTTACCATTTGCTGCATATCAAGTAAAAAATGGTGGTGTATTTAAGCATAACTCAGAGAACGCACAAACTGCTTCAAAAGACGAGGTAGATTTTCTAGTAAGTAAAGAAAGAGACTTTGCAGAGTATTACACTAGAAGGTTTGTAGACTATATGTGCTATCATGGTAATTTATATCCAGAGTACACAAATAATTCAGAGGATGATGTATATCCATCAAAAAATACTAATCCTTCAAATTGGGTGCTATGATTAAAGGAATGTACAAACCAAAAAAAACAAATGTTGTTAAATTAAAAAAGTATCTAACTAAAAAAGAAAAAGATGGCAAACGAGGCATACGAGAATAGTTGGTGGGGTAGTCCAGTAGAGAATGGTTGGGGTGGTATTTATTATGATTTTGCTCAAGGTGGTGGTTTAGATGGTACATCTTTTATCACAACTTGGCGAACGACATCTGCAAACGAAACAATCACAATACCAACTAGTGGAGGAAGCTATAATTATGATATAAGTACCTCCGATGGTCAGACTTTTACTGGTGTAAGTGGTAACCAAGCAATAACTTTTGCTACTGCTGGAGATTATGACGTATCTATTAGTGGAGATTTCCCTAGAATTAGAATTAATGACGGAGTAGATAAAGATAAAATAATTGATATAAAGCAATGGGGAAACATTGTTTGGTCAAATTTTGGAAGTGCTTTTTTTGGATGCTCAAACTTAACCGGTTCTTTTACGGATGCACCAAATCTTGCAAATGTTACAAGTTTTGACAATTCATTTAGAAATTGCTCATCTTTTTCTACTAATTTATCTTCGTGGGATGTTAGCAATGTTACTAGTTTTAACAGTGCTTTTTTAATTTTTGGAGCAACTGCACCATCTACTCCAGTTAGTGGATTAGGTTCGTGGGATATGAGTAGTGCTACTAATATTAGTGCAATGTTGAGAAACCAAACAAACTACAACGAGGATTTAAGTTCTTGGAATGTTAGCAATGTTACTAATATGAGTAACACATTTTTTGGTGCTACATCTTTCGACCAAAACCTATCGGCGTGGGATATTGCAAACGTAACAAATTTCACAAATTTTGCTAAAAGCGCTACTTTTTCAACATCAAATTACGACGCTATTTTAATTGGCTGGGAGGCAACATTGCAAGCAGCATTTCCAAATGGTAGTGGTTATGCACCTACAATTAGTATAAATTTTGGAAATAGTCAATATACAAGTGGTGGAGCATCAGAAACTGCAAGAACATCATTAATAAACAACTTTAATTGGACTATCACAGATGGTGGTTCTATATAAATAAAAAAATGGCTGAATTAAAAGAATTAAAAAATACAATTGTTTGTTATCCAGTTCCAGAAACTTGGTTTATCTGTTGGGATAGCAATAGAACAGAAATAACAGTATATGGTTCTATTTTGCCTACGCAATGTATGGAAACACATTGGTTTCAAATTGACTATTATGACAATGAGGAGGATTGGGCAAAAGTTTTATTGAATAACGGAATAAATCCTTTTGAATAATGACACAAAAAGATTTAATATTAGAAATAAGACAAGAACAGAAAAGAATGGCAAAAGAGCAGTTAAATTTAGCTGCCAGTCTATCTAGCTTTTTAAACAAACAAGAACTATTTAATCAACGTATATCTGACATCTTGGAGAACGATGAAAAGACAGACAAGAAGGGTTTGGTTTATGAGGTAGAATCTAACTCAAATAGGATTGATGAAATAGAAATAAATAGTAAAGTAACTGCTGGTAAAATTGCAATTAGTGTAACTATTTTAACTTTTATAGGTAGTGCAATTTGGAAACTAATAACCATATTTGATTAATGAGTAAATACTTTAAAGAGATTGAAAACAATATGAATAAAAATTTTTTATTTGTATTAGACGAAGCAAGAGAACTAGCTGGAATACCTTTTGTAATAAATAGTGCGTACAGAAGTCCAGAACATCCTTTATCTATTAAAAACCCTAGTTCAAGCCATATTAAAGGATTGGCAGTAGATATAAAAGCAACAGATAGTATAACAAGATTTAAGATTGTTAAAGCTCTTATTGAAGTTGGTTTTACAAGAATGGGAATAGCAGATACATTTATTCATGTTGATTTAGATTTAGACAAAACGCAAAACGTAATATGGACATATTAAATAAAATACCAAAAGACAAACTACTTCACTTCTTTGTGGGTAGTGTTATACTATTTGTATCATTACTTTTTTTTAGCACACTTGTTTCATTTTATATTGTTGTTATTGTAGCACTTATAAAAGAAGTTGTGTATGACGATTTTTTAGGTAAAGGTACACCAGAAGTTCAAGACTTTATTTATACAATCCTTCCTTGTTTATTTCACTTAATTAATATTTTATTATAATGAGCAATCCTAAATTAAGAAAAAACGGAGGTAAAGGTACTTTCTTTGGTAACCTCTGGAGAGGTGTTGTCAAAAACAATATTCCAATGGGAGAAACAATAATTGCTGCTATTGATGGAGGTAATCCAATAGAGGTTATAAAAGCCATTACAAAAGATAAAGACATACCAGTAAAAGACAAAGAAACAATGTTAGCTAACCTAGAGCAAGATGTTATAGAGATGCAAGAGATTACTAAACGTTGGGAATCAGACAATAAAGCTGATTCATTTCTTACTAAAAACATAAGACCTTTAAGCCTTGCTTTTTTAACCTTGTCTCTTTTTATTTATGTGATTTTAGATAGTTCTTTGCAATCTTTTAATATAGATCAACAATGGATTTCACTACTTGGTAATCTACTTATGCTTGTTTATGGTGGATATTTTGGTGCTAGAACACTAGAAAAAATAAGAAAATAAAATAAATTTCAAGGTTTTTCTCATTATATAGATATGGGAAAAGACAACAGATTTAGATTATCAGACGAAAAAGCCAAAAAATTAGGATTAGTTTTAAATAAATCAAAACGTTACAGACTAAATAAAGAAAAACAAAAAGAATTAAAAAATGAAGTAAAATCAGAATCAAAACCAAACAATTATAACTCTAGTTCTTTTGTTCTATCTGCTTGGAATATGTCAAGTGGTCAGATGATGAATATAGACAAGTATTGTACGCATTATAGTTTACCAAGAGCAGATATATCTTCTTATAAACTAGTATCACATACTGGTACTCCTTATTATAATATAGTCTTTAAAGAAAATGTTGTAGATAATGATGTAGATGTAGAACACATCCGAAAAGTTTTACAAGATGAAATTGTAAGAGATTACAATCCTATAAAATATCACTACAAGCAAAATAAAGAAGCAGTACTAAAATGGGCAGACCTACACTTTGGGGCACATATTAGGAATCTTCTTATTACTCATGACTACGATAAAGATATATTAGAGAAAGGATTACTCAGAAGTGTTGAGGAAACAAATGAGCTAGGTTTTAAAAAAGTTCACGTTCACATTAACGGAGATTTGATAGAGAGTTTCTCTGGTTTAAATCACATCAATTCTTGGATGTCTATGGATAAAGATTTGATTGGATCAAAAGCAGTAATGCTATGTACTAAATTATTAGACAACGCATTATCTAAAATAAAAAATCTTGGTACTATTAAAATTGTAGCTGGTAATCACGATCGTTTGTCAAAAGCCAACGATGAAGATGTAAAAGGTGGAGCTGCTGAGTTAATTGCTTGGGGTTTAGAACTAAAAGGATATGATATAGACTTTCATCCGTTTGTAACTACGCATCAGGTAGAGGGAATTAATCATATAAACTTACATGGAGATAAAGGTATTTCTAAAAAAGCATCTAGTGATATAATTTTAAACTATGGTAAGCAAGGTACTTACAATTTCATATTTGAAGCTCATTTACATTCTATTATAGAAAAACTATCAGTATCTCAAAGAAGCAAGTTTAATATTGTATCTGATGATTCTGTAAATTTTAGACGTATGCATCTACCAAGTTTTTTTACTGGTAATTATTACTCTGAGACTTTAGGGTATAACTCTAACTCTGGTTACACTTTAGTATGGGATAATGGAAAAGGAAAACCAAATGTTTTGTCTTGTACTGTTTAAAGAATAAAATCTATTTTCTCAGACCAATCCTCTGGAATGTCTGCATCAATTTTATGTATATACATTTCAAGAGCTTGTTGCGTTTCATGTCCAGTAATTGGTTGTAGTTCTTTTATTGCTTCTGAGTAGCTTTTGTTCTCAGTACTTCTTAAATACCTAAAAAGATTTGTAATAAAAGAATGACGGAAAGAATACAAACCATATTCTTTGCCTAAGTTGAATTTATTTTTTACTTTTTTAAATCGTTTACTAAATGCATCTCTTCTTGTATTGTCATCTGTATTCCATTCTGCTGGTTTATTTTTTAAAGTGAATAAGAAATACTCCTTATTATATAGGTGTAAATTCATTGCTTTTACATCTTCTATAAATATACTTGGAATGCGTTTTGTTTTTTGTGGTTTGTTTTTTGCTTTAAAATATAAAAGATTTTCTTCTAGGTTTACATCTTTTACTCTTAATCTGTTTACCTCAACTGGACGTAGAAAGCAATACGAGACAAAACGGATATACATTAATAAATACGGATCGTTATTTTTTAAATAGTCTACAATATCTTTAAGTTCTTTTCTAGTAAAGGTTCTATCTGTTTTTGGTTTTGTCTTTTCGTTACCTATGTCTTTAATAAAGTTTCTATCTATTAAATTAAGTTTGTTTTCCATTATGGTAAACAGAGCTGATAAAGATGCTTTTGAGTTGTTGCGAGTTCTTGCAGATGTTTCTTTTAGTTTTTGATTTAAGAATTTAAGAACGACAGACTTTGTTAAATCGTTTATGTCTTTGTTTTGGTTATATTTAAGAAAGTCTAAAAATTGGTTCTTTGTATGAAGGTAGTCTTTAGATGTTATTTTAGAAACAGATAGAGTACAATGTTCATAAGCTAACTCTAATGCTTCTTTTATAGTATGTACTTTTTTTTCATCTTCAAAGTTGTTTAAATTAAAAGGGGAGTAGCCATTTCTAATTGCAGTTTCTAATCCAAACTTTAAATTCTTTAAATGCCTTACTCTATCCTCAAATTTTTTTAATTTATTAACTCCTCCTTTTAAATGGCTTTGCCTTTCTAGTTTGTTTGTATTTGGATTTCTAAAAGACCATCTTAAATACCAAGACTTTTTTAGTGCTTTTGTTTTTTCACTTTTGCTTAAATATTTCCATTCATTGACGTTTATTCCTCCAGTATAAAAAGAAATAGTGTATTTTTTTTGCATTTTTTTTAAAACATCTAGTGCGTACTCTACAACGTATTTTTGAAGTATTTTTTTATTTTTCTTCATACAAAAACGACTTAAATTTTGAACCTAAATCGTTTATTTACAAAGAGTTGTGTTTACTTTAAATTTGTAGCGAAGACGGGATTTGAACCCGTGACCTCAGGGTTATGAATCCTAAGGTAGATTTACAAACCCTTATAAACACTGACTTTATGCATTGTCGATTTATGATTAATGACAACCAAATAACGTACTTTTTTTTATGCAACTACTTGCTTTTTTGTACTTAATTTTTTATATTTATTGTTTAACAATAATAAAAAAATAATAAACAATACCCTCTAATCCTCTAACTATAAAAATTGAAATAAAAGATATTATTTATTTTCTGTTATAAAAACTTATATGTTAGTTTTAAATTTAAGTTTTAAATGTATATTAAATTAACTCAAGATTACTACAAGAAACAAGTAAAAAAAAATATTAAGATTATTAAAAAATTAAAAAATAAACTAACAAAAAAAGAATTAGATACTATTCTTTCAAAATTTCAATAGCTCTCTTTTGGCTTTCAACTTCAAACCATAAACTATAAATTTCTACTTGTAGGAGTTTATGGTGGTTTTTTATTACATCAGATGCTAATTCTTGCATTTTGATCCTTTCCTCAGCTCCTAAAGTTACCTCACTAGTATCGTTTTCCATTGCTTTAGTAGCAAATTCAATAATAATTTCTTTTGTTTTTCTTTGGGGATTAGCAACTTTGTTACTAAGTATTTTTCTAACACCAGCCTCATTTAAGCCAGTGTTATTGTGTATTTCATAAGCTGAAAACCCTTTATTTTTTAAGTAGATAATACTATCTTCAAAAGTCATTTTTTTTATTTTTTTTAAAAAGTATCGTTTTGTATCGTAAAGTATCGTATATTTGTTGATAGAATGTTAGTAAATATACAATTTTAAAACCTAAAATGCTACAAAAAAACACTTTAATCTCTGATTTAACACAACAAGAAATTTCACAAAACTGCTTTTTAAGATTAGACCGAGCAACCTATCAAGGTAGCACTTATGATTCAGTTCCATTTCGTACACAATTTGATACAGACGAGTACTTATTTGAGCTATTTGGAGAGGTTAATATTGTTTGGTTAAACAAAGAGAATTACCAGTATCAAGAAGTCAGCTCTATCTATATAACAATGTTTGATGATGTTGGAGAGGTCTTTCCAGATGAAAACATTTATGATAAAATAATAAAAAACCTTGAATTTTCAATTATTTAGTTATGTCAAATATTATCAATCAACTCAAAAGTACAAGTCTATCAAAAGATAGTAAGTCAAATCAAACCCTAAACAATATTGTTTACAACGCATTTCATAATGCTAAAACAGACCAAGAAGAAATAGCAATTGCTGCTATTGCCTACAAATATGATTTGGGTTGCTTGGATGAGTTAATTGGAGTTTTAGAAGTTCAGGGATCTAAACTTCCTTTTTAACTCTATGTCTCCTCTAGAACAAAATATAATCAATCTTTTACCTACTCTTTCTGATGAAGCTAAGAGCAAGGCAAGATTAATTCTAGGGGAGAATCCAAGTTTTAGCAAGAAAAAAAAGAATAGCAATCACTTAACAAAACAAGAAGCAGTAGTATTAGTTAGAAAAATGTTAAAAATATAAAAATGCAAAACCCCAAAAAAAAAT